GCGATGCCGTAATAGCAATCGCAACAGAGCTTGCGCTCGTAGCGCGACCCTTAGCGTCAAACGTTACTTGAGCAACGCTAGAAGCAGTACCGTACGTAGCAGCAGTAACACCGCTGTTAGCAAGCGTCAAACCAGAGCTAACATTGGCGCTTCCATCAAAGCTTACCGTCCAGCTTGCATCGCCCGTGATTGTGATATCTCGTGCAGTAGCAAGCTTGGTTGCAGTGGCTGCATTACCAGTAACCTCACCAGTAATGTTAGCAACAAGACGGCCTACGGTGAGCCCTGATACCGTTGAACCAGGCTCGGTAGACGTGTGTCCCAAAGTGAAGACAGCCTCGCTTACAGAGCTCGCAGATGCGTCGTAGAAAAACGATGCGTACTTAGTTCCGCTGTTGACGTAGTTGCCGTAGAAACCGATGTCGACGCTGTTTGCCACGTTGGCGTTGGCGTACTGCATCATATTGTCACCAATGGAAACAATCGTGCTGTCGATGGTGGTAGTCGTTCCGTTTACGTCAAGGTTACCAGCAATCGTTACAGTGGTGCCGTCATCTGTAATAAGCGAGTTGGTGAGCTGTCCGTTACCGGAATCCCACTTAACTACGTTATTGTTGGTTAGTGAACCAGCATTCTTAAGGGCTACGTCGTCAGCATTAACGGTGATACCCGTACCAGCACCAACAGTAAGCGTAGCGCTTGCACCAAGAGCAACAGTTCCTCCACCAGTCAAACCAGCACCAGCGGTGTAGGTTACACTTGAGTTAGCGAGTGAGCTGTTGGGGATAGAACCAAGCTGGAGGGTAGTACCGCTGATATTGATACCCGTAGAAGTAGAAACCTCAAGCCACTGAGAAGCGCCAGCTGAATCATCCCAGAAGAAGATACGGTCAGCGTTAGGATCTGTAAGACTCTCAAGACCGAGGTGGCTAAGAGATACGGTGTCTGTACCAACAGCAATACCGGTTCCGGCTCCTACGTTTAGCGTGATGTCACGAGTTCCAGTAGAAGTAAGACCAGCACCAGCGGTTACGCTGCGGATGTCACCACCTACGTCAACCCACTGGGTTCCGTCCCAGAAGTAAATCGACTTATCACCCGCGGAGGAGTCGTAGTAAACTTGTCCCTCTACCGGGCTTCCGGGTGCCGAAGCCAAGTTTTGAATGACTGCATTTTGCAGCTCATTCTGATTTAGGTTAATGGAGGATACGAACTTAATAGCCATCAGTTAAAGAATGCTTTTCCGCTGAATGCACCAGCGAATGTTAGTGTTACTTGGTTCAGTGAATTATATAAAACTTCTCCTACTACGATGTTATCGGCAGAGTCGACAACAGTAACGGAGCAATACTTGTTGAGGTTGTGTGTCACAACCCATTCGGAAGACGGGACGGACTGAGTGAAAACATAGTTAGCGTCAAGGCTTACGCCGCCAATAACGCCAGTAACAGTAACTGTGTTGCCCTTTTGGTTGGCCACCAACGTGGTGCCCTGGACTTCAGTTACCGTTACATTATTCGCAGCTTCGCGTACTACAATTGCACTCATTCTACTACGTCTTCGTTTACGGTGAATAGACCGTACAGCCACGTCTTTACCGTACCTGCGTCGTTACTCTGAAGGCCGTAGATATACATACCTCCGTCAATTGTCAACATAGTATTTGCCGTAGCCGTTACGTAAAGCTTACCGCTAGAGTTTCCGTTGTAGCTGAAATCCGTTGAGTCGAGGATTGGAGTTGGAGACGTATCGCTCTCAGAAACTTCCATCTTCCAGGTATATCCAGTAAGATCAATGGGATCGTCGTTAGCGTCGTAAAAATCAATCTCAATAGAGAACGTATCTCCCTTGCGGCATACGATGTCTACTCGTTGCGCATTATCTAGATTTACTACAGATGGGTTCGTACAGGCTGCCATAGTGCAAATTTACTTCTTTATCAGCTACCACCTAAGATGAGAGATACGATGTCCTCCTCTTCCTTAAGGTCTTCTTTGTTTAGTTCAGGACGCTCACCTTTACGTTGAGCAATCAGTTTGCTTTGGGCAACTGCTTGCTCCTTAATGCGCTCATCCTTGCGATCCTCAGCCTCCTTCTCAGCGTTCTGACGGACACCGGACTCAATCTCTTGCTCCTTAATTCCGTAGTCACCCTGGATCTTAGCAAGCTCCATCTTTAAGTTGTATTCAACCTTCAACAGCTCCGCCTTTGCAGCGGCCTCGAGTTGGATGCGCTGCTGCTCAAGCTGAGCCTTCATCTGCTCCTCCTGCATCTTAGCTTGGCTGGTAACTTGAGCCACCTGAGCGTTAGCCTGAGCTTGGAACTGAGAATTCTGCTGGGCCATCTCCTGACGCTGCTTGATGCGCTTCTTACGGCGCACAATCAGCAGTCGCTCGGCCTGGTCGATATCACGCAACTGACGGATAGCCATAGCGTCCTCAATGTCAAGCTCACCCGCAGCGATAGACGCTTGGATGTTCTGCTCAAGGTACATACGGTCTACCTCGTTCATATCGGTAACCACACGCACTCCGAAGTTGTACATCGGAAGCTTAGCGAAGCTCGTCAGTACAGCCATATTCTCGCGTCCAATAGCCGTTTCGTACGCACGGTACAGAATAGACTTTGGAGGTAGAATCTGCAAGCACTTGACAACGTCCTCACAGACCTTACGATACAGAACCATAGAGGCATTAGTGATGTCGTATAGAGCGTTGTTGGCTGCTGCAAGTTGCTGCTGGCGCACGCCAACTAGCTGATCGCCTTTAGGACTAGAACCATCCATCACTTCGTTGATACCCGTAGCATCACGAATCATACGCAGTGCGTGGTTATAGATGGTGATGAGCTCGTTGATGTTGCGAATCGCATTGTCCAACGGACGGATAGGCGGATTCTGGAAGCTACCATCAGGGTTCTTACTGCGGTAGTAGAACACACCGGTCTGCTCGTAGATGTCTTGGATATCCAAAGGCTGGAGTTCTCCGCCACGACCGAGCTGTACGTTCTCCAGTCCCTCAATGTCTACAATCAATCCATCAGGCTTAGCCTTAGCGATAGACTGTTGAAGCTTCAGGTGGGTGATCTGGATTTGGTCAGCAAAGCCTATAACAGAACTTACCATTGACTTCGGGATCATCCGGCGCATATTCGTAGCCACAGCACTGTAGCTCATCCGGGTACGAGTCAGGTCGTGTACGTTCTTCGGGATGTTCTTCTTCACACCGTAGTCGAAGATGTACTCCGTGCCCACGATGAACTTACCACCGTACAGCGTCTGGTTTTGCATATAAACAGCCTCGCGGTCGTATACGCTCTGCTGAGGTGCGTTGTACTTGTGGCCCTTAAAATAAAAGCCTACGTTACCAAAGCGAGACTCCTTCTTCTCGAAGATGATGTTGTCTACACTTACGAACTCGAAGTCCATCACGTCAATGGTGTACTCGTCGTAACCGTAGTAGTAGCGCTCCATACCCACGTCGTACTGCGAGTTCATAAAGCGGTTAGGATCGTTACCAAAACGATTCATAACCGTACGAGCCATATTCTCGTACTGAGCTTCCGTGAACTGATCACCAGCAAGACGCTTGAGCTCAGCGATGCTCATACGCTTCATATGACCTGCGTAGGTGATATCGCTAAACGTGGGGTCATCGGTGAAGCTGTGGATGAAATATGCAGGATCTACATATTCCTCTACAATGCCGTAGTTCGGGTCGTTACTGCGCTTGACAACAGCCATACCGCAGCTAACTAGGTCCTCTACGTTACGACGGAAGATCTTCTCGTCGAAGTCGTTCCAGCTCAACGTAAGGTTCGTACCAATCTGTGCAGCAATCTCGGCCGCAGTCTTCACGTTAGTCTCAAGGAAAATCTCTGCCTCTTCAGCAGTGTCAGGTAAAGCGTCCGGGTCAACCTCAGTGCGCAGTCCGCTTTCCTTGGCTTCTTTCAGTACGTCTTTGTTCTCAATGAAGATCTTGACCTTGTTCTTTTCGATATCCTTCTCGCTGCGGCTCAACGGATCAATAGCCTCGAGGTTAGGATAGAACTTAGCCGAAAGAATCTTATTCACTACAATCTTAACGAACTTAGGAATGATGGGTACCGGAGTCCAGTCAAGGTTTACCAGTGAGCCGTCACCATTGTTCGGGTCAAGAGACGTAAGGATTTGCTTGTAGATAGAAGTATCTTGCGTACCGTTGGCGTAGTCGCGTGAGATTTCGAACTCCTTCCAGCGCTTGCTGTAAAGTGAGCCCTCCCACTGGGCACTACCCCACTGGCCGTAAATAGCCTTTGCATATTGCAGGCCGTATCCTTTGCTAGCTTTTACCTCGTGGGAAGCTAGCGGATCGGGGAACGTAGAATCGTATCCGTTGCTTTTAACTGAGTATTGATCCATTTATCGCAGTTTATACACAAAGGTACAAGTTATCTTAGCGCGTAATTTCCTTACCCTTGCGGAAGAAAACCTTGTCATTGAAGTCTACCTTCTTGACCTGCTTTACTTGTTTTTGTGCTGCGAGAAGTGCTAATCCGGACGAAATCGTCAAGTCAAACTTGGTTCGATCGTCAATCTTAAAGTTAATCCAGTCCTCTAATGTTCGGTTAAAATACATACGCCCGAAATGACCAGTCTCGTTATTTATGCCTACGTGGTCGTGTATGTACGCCTCAATTGCCTGAGCGTGAGCTTGTATTACGTCCTGGCTGTTTGATGGGATACCTTTAGTTTTTACGCTAGTCTTCATCGCCGTCGTTGCCAAATGTGCGGGACGATCCATTAAATATTCATCGTACCCTCTCGACTCAAAATACCGGGCGATCCCATACTTGTTGTTTTCTATCAGCACAGGGTACCCATAAAAAACAGCAGCCATCAGCACATCCTCGTAGAAAATCTTCGCAAGTGGCGGACGACTAGCGTATTCTGCAACGAACATATTCGCGGGATGCTCCATCGAAAACTTGTTATAGATGTGGCAAGCACCCTTCGATGCCCGGTTGTCGACCGTGGCATCAAGGTCATAGGAGTCAACCCCCATCACGCCAAACGCAGAGTTTGGAGCCACTAGCTTGTTGTTCTCAGTCTTTCGTTTATTTCGAATGTCTGGAGGAGCAAGCCAAGCTACTCTCCAGCGCCCGTTTGGATCGGGCGCAAATACAACCTCCGTGTCTGGCTTGCCATCCTTCCACTGGAAGTTGCCGATAATAACAGGATTAGGGAACAGCTCCTCATTATGCTGAATCTGCTCGTAGATCTTCTGGATGTTGAACAGCGAAGACTTCGTTGAATCACGAAACGCTTCGTCCTCCGTAAATGGGAACTGACGGATGATCTCGTTAAGTTCATAGCTGTTGTTCTGTTGACCCTTGCGTTCATTCTTCAAGAACGTTCGCGCACCTATCGACGTAAACGTTCCGTCCTCAGTCATTACGGGCTCCTCCGGGTCTTCCACAATAGGCATACCATATTGGTCAAAAAATCCCTCTAACGCCTCATAAGCTGGAATAAAGATTTTATATAGACCACTTTTGGTACGTCCGTTCTCGTTGCGATCATTCGGGTCTGAGTCATAGTATAGGTCTCGGAATTCACGGCCTCCTTTGTCAAGTGGATTAACTGTAGAGCCGACCATAGCCTTGCCAATAACCCTACGTCCAACCAACAGACAGGTGCGGTGAATGCGCCACACTTCTCGTATATCATTAGGGCTCAACCACTTACCTGCCTCATCGAGAAACAACATATGGGTCTTGCTACCGTCGTATGCGTTGTTGGTTGTGTTCTTCCAGTTTATGATGGTATCCAGTGCCTCACCTCGGTGAGAGGTCTTGTTCTTCTTGGTAATCCTTTTAGCAGGCTCCCGGAACGCAAGCTCCATACGTGGGTTGGTTGTACCATCAAGGATAGGCTTGAGGAAGAATGGGTAGCTACGGAAGATGGGTACGATCTTAGATCCAAACACCGCCTCCTGAGCGTCCGTACCGGTCTTACTCATAATGCCCAACAGCTTTTCCGTAACCTGTGAGCCTTCGTCCACTAGCGTAGCAGCGCTCATATTGGTATATCCAGAGCGTCGACACTTGGTGTATATCTGGCCAAGGCACCGAGGATCAGCCTCGCACGCTGCAAAGTGTGTGAAGAGCTTCCTCTGGAAGTCCAGGTATCCCGGATATCCGATATCAATTTTGCTCCACTGAAGGAACATATAGTGATGGCCAGTGATGTAGGTGGGGGTGCCTTTGTTCATAAACCAAAGGCCCTCCCTCCTTCTGCGAAACTCCTCTTCGATGTACGGGTTCCACTTCTGTTGGAACTCACGCGGAGCCTCGTACCAGTCGTCCATACTCTGGATCTGAGCAAGCTCCTTGGGCAATTCAAATCTTTGCCACTTTTGGTTCACCAATGGTAAACTTTTGAATAGGATATCTTCAGGTATCTCTGGCAGCTGAATCAGAATAGACTCAATCTCAATGATGGGACCATCCGACCCATTGGGACAGATGTTCACCACCTCTTTGCCGTCTATCATCTTCAGCCCTGCCATTACTTCTTAGCCATTCGTTCTGCAAATCCTCCCTTGAAGTCCTTCTCCTCCTCGAATCCACCAGACTCCTGAAGGTCACCAATAAGCTGTTCAAGTTTCTGGCGCTCTACAATAAGATCCTTACAGGCGAGTGCCGTGTCCTTAATAGCTTGAAGCTCCGCCTTACGTGCAGAACCAGTAAGATCTGGGTCCACAGGCTTGCGAATCTCCTCGGTCATATTCTGGATGGCAGCCTCCATAGCGGAGATAAGGTTCTTCGCTGCCTGAGCAGTGGTGAACTTTACTTCTTTACGCATAGTATGTGGTGGATTTGCATACGCCACAGCTTGCGCCCATTGATGTCCATCTCGTAGTCAGCGTCCTTAGCAAAGTACACGACATCTCCAACAGCGAGACCCTCTTCTTCAATCCAACGGCTACCGTATACGATGCGTCCCCAGCGCTTCTCGGGCTCCTTAAACGTAATTAATTCGATAACATCGCTCTTCAGCTCTGGCTCCTCCTCAACAGGCTCAAGGAATACCCAGTCAGCTACAGCTAGTAGTGTGCCGTCCGGCTTCTCAATCAGGTATGCTTGGTTAGCGCTTCCGCCAAACGGATCGTAGTTGACGCGGTAAATCTTCTCCTTTGGGTCAATTACCTGATTGTCGTTGATAGCTACGTGGTGGTGGTGGAACACATAGTCACCAACCTCCACCTGAGAGTCAAACTTAGCTGGAACACCTACAACTTTAGCCTTCATCGTACGATGCTGGAACTCGTTGTACTTGGTATCTACGTAGATTTCGGTCTCTCCGACCTTCATCGTATCGTTAACCGCCGACGGGATGTGTACCAAAATATGGTATAGTGGTTTCATATGAATTAAAATAAAAGTTTAGCGCAACTAGAAGTTGCAATCGTATTCCACGATAGTAGGCATACCCTCGATAGACTTCCACAGCATAATACCGTTATCCTTTTTTAGATAGATAAGGTAACGACGCTCGCCGTGGTTGTGAAGGTGAGATCCATCCAGTAGAATAGAGTCGATCTCTCCGTCCCCTGCCTTTTGGCCCACATAGTAGGCTAAGGCTTTTAGCGGATCAGTGCCCGCAATGATTTTACGAATAAGGTCCATTTCATTTAATTTAGATTTAGCCAGAAGTCAGGATCTGAAGTGTCTCCATCTTCATCGTCATCATCTTCCTGGTAAGACGTTGCAAGATACAGTAGCAAAGAATTCATCTCTTCTTGATTGTCTACGTCAATAGTAGATATAGACTCTACCACGTTTTTACCTTTTTGCTGATCGACAACCAAACCTGCCGTGGCGATCATCATAAAGTCATCGTAAAGACCAAGCTCCTTGGCCTTCTCCGATATCTCTTCAAAGCTGTTCCTTGCAAAGATGAACAGCTCTACTCTCGCCTCCTCTTTAGTCATTAGAGTTTGCGTAGGTGGAATACACTGAATGCCTCAAGCTCTGTTGAGCTTGAAGCTGTAGCGCGAACAGACAGAGCATCACCTTCAGATAAGTTAGCTATAGTAGACTGAGTGATGAAGTGATCTCCAGATGTCTTGAATCCCGTTTGGTTCGTGTTTACGTTAACTCCATTAATGTCAAAGAAAAGAGAAACGTCTACGTTTGTTCCAGCTGTTGTAAATGCTGCGCTTAACGTGATTTCATATACACCGTCCGCTAGGACACGAACTCCGGAGTTTGTTCCTCCATACGCATCGGTAAAAGAGTAAATAGAAGCTGCCGTTCCAATGTTCAATGAAGTTGTCGCGCTAGTGCCGATGTTTGCAAACTCGAGGTACTGTGGCGTAGTAGTAAGCACTATGGCGTCACGTGTTCGAGCAACAAGCTCAGGTGCAGACTGATACGCTCCCGGGTTAATGAGGCTGCTAAGCGTAGAGTAGTCAATACGACGCCAAGCTGTAGCACTGGCATCCCATACCAGGAATCGGTCACCACTAGCAATGGTGCCGATATCAGAGATGGATGCCGGGTTATCAAGGCGAACCGTAGAACTAGTGATAGCAAGAGGAAGGGTTGCCGTAGTAACAGCGCCACCAGAGAACGCAGCAGCGTTGAGCGTACGCTTTACAACTTGGTTTGATGCGTTCAGGAACAAAGCGTCGGTCTCGGTAGATCCGGTAGAAGGCACCGTAGGAAACTCGAGCGTTCCGTTAACGCCAACCTTCGTGGTTCCAATTTGAAGTGCAGTAGTAACCCCGTCACCAGACTCCACATTCTTAAGCGTAGAGGTAGCAGTATTGCTAGACAGCTTCAACAATGAAGCGAATGCGTCTTTAACCTTCTGTCCACTAAGTGTCGCCATATTATTTACTTTTGCTACAAAGATACAATTTACTTCATTGGCTAAAAAGTTCAAAAAGAAGGAGGACCTTAAGTTCAGGGACTTCGCATACCGCGATAATCGTGGTGAACCAACGTACAAATACGTATGGCACGCAGACCGATTCATCAAGCAGCAGTACGGGCTGCTGCCGATGCACACGCAGTTCCTCCTATTTGCCTACGACATTGAGTTCTTTACCATTGAATGGATGGCTAAACAGCTATCTAAGTCCTACAACCAGACCAAAGACTGGTTAACTGTAAAGCTCCGAAAGCAAGGGCTACTTTTCGACTACTTCTCCTCAGAAGACATACACCTCCACAAGGATGCTTCTATGTGGTTTCGTCAAGAAAACAAGTGGAACTACCGCAAGCGATATGCCCTGACGCAGGAAGGCCGGATGATTGCTGACAGGTGGAAGGCAATAGCCTCGGGAAAAGAGAAGGTAGAGGTAGCATACCACTCAGATGCTCAAAACAAAGAAATACCCGACAAATCAGAAGGACTTCCGGTACTTGGTAATCTAAAGAAAAGAATAAAGGGGCACGAAGACACACCTTTAGGAAAGAAACTTATAGCGAAAGCTATTTCGAGTGGGATTGATATAAGCGGAATCGTCCCTGCTTCGAAGCCCCAGGATGGGGTTTAAAGCCCCCATCTGGGTCTGGCATCAGGAAATAACGTCCCTTCTCCATCATCCAGTGGTGTCCCTCTGGAGCGTCCACCATTATATGTGTTTCTTTCTTCTTCGTTTTCATTTCTCCAGTTCGAATATCAAATCGTCGTAGCGATCCTTGTTCTTACGAAGATCAAAGGTCCGATATTTTTCGTAACCGAACTTTTTAGCGTGGGCTGCAAGCTCATCAAACCACTCCACGTGCTGAAGGTCTTCGATGATCAGCTTTCCTCCCGTTTTTACCTTCGGCATCCACAGTTCAATGGCGTCCTTCATACTCTCTAGCGTATGGGGACCATCATCAATAATGTAATCGTAGCTGTCTGGTGAGAAGTCCTTTACGAAACTCCTATCATATCCATCGGAGATTAATATTTCCACACGAGGAAACACACGACCAAGAGAAGCCTCTTTGTAATTCTTAAGGCACTCAAGAGACACATCAATGCCTGTGATGGTTGCGTTCTTGAACCATTCGTGCCACAGAATCAAGCTTCCTCCGTTCTGTACTCCAATCTCCAGGATAGCCTTAACAGCATCCGGGTTGGCGAACTCCTTAGAGTAATATCCTTCGATATAGTCGTGGTATGAGCCCTTGTCCGTGGTATGCCATCCATTTGAGTCTACACAATATTCGTTGTAGACTTCAGTCATCGATTTCATTTCTTAGTGCGGTTGCGAACAGCAGAGATGAATCGCTTCTCCTCGTGGTCCCAGTCCTTACCGTCGCCATTCCCGTATGTACCAGCTTGGCGGTTCTTCTTATTAAGAAACGCCCTGTACTGCTTACGCTCGCGAGTGGAATGGTACTTCTTATCGTACGCCTTCTTCTTCTCGTAAGACTCCGGGTTCTCGTCGTAGTACTTCTTAGTTTTCATTGCTCAACTTGTTTAACAGCGCGAAGTTGCTCATACAAACAACAGCACGATCCTTACTTACGCGCTTTACGCCTAGAGGATTTACTCCTCGCTTTTTTGCTGACTTTGCCATTGCTTAATGATATAGCTTGTTAAACTGTTGATTGAGTCGTGGAAGATGATGCGATCATAGATTCCATTAAAGTAATCTATATAGTAGTCACGAGGAATAGCCGCCCACTGATCCCGATATGGGTTGTAGTGGAAGACGTACGACATAAGAATTTCGTTCCTCATAAAAATTTTTTTCGCTAGTACTTGCAAAAGTAAAAATCTTTTTCGTACACTTGTAATGAGCAAAGCGCTCAAACCAACCTAAAGACCAAGTAAAATGAAAAAGACAATCCTTTCAGCCCTGCTCTTCGCCAGCTTCTCTGTGTTTGCTGTTGAGCCCCCTAAGTTCCTCCAAGGCTTTAACTACAAGGTAGAGACTGCCGTTACCGAAGATGGAGAAGAGTTCGAATACTTCGTCATCGAAGACGAAGAGTTCAACAGCTTCAAGAAGACAATGATGAAGCACAAAAAGCGTGGCTTCGACATCGAGAAGAACGGCCTACTGTGGGTCTACAGAACGGTAGACGGCTTCGAGGTAATGAGCGCTCGAGGCTTCGGATTCAAACAGTTCGTAATCGTACAAGAATAAGAAAGGGGGCCTGAGCCCCCTTTTTTATTTGCGCTTCAGCATCTTTGCTAGCGACCCACCATTCTTGAGTTGCCAACCCTTACGGCGGGCTTCCTCCATTGTGTAGTCAGCTGACTTCTTGCCGAGCTCTGCCGAACGAGACTTTCCTTTCTCGATTGCAGCCTTCGTTTCCGGCTTAAGCTCTCCAGGCTTAACAGCGGGAGCCGGAGCCTTCGTAGACTGAACCGTTACAGACGGCTTCGTTGCACGAGCTTCTGCCTTCTTTGCCGCTTCCGGAGTCATTGCACCAACAGGTCCTTGAGCACCACTCTTGATCTCAGCGCTAGAGATACCTTGAGCACGGCCACTTACTTGTTTGTACTGTGGAGTTGTAGCAAGAGCCCTGTTGTAAGCTTCTGGGTTCTGCTCCATACGTACGCGCTTATTGATTTCCATCTGGCGGCGAGTAAGGTTAGCACCAGCCTCTTGCTCCTTACGAGATTCGGCACGACGTGCTTCATAAGCCGAAGATGTCTTTGCTTTAGCAGCAGCGGCTTTCTTCTTCTTGGGGTCCACAGGACCTCCGTTTGCGTATTTCTTAGCTTTCATAATGCAAAGATATATCTAATTAATCTTCGTTCTCTTCGTAGAAACAAGCCTTGAACTTGAAGCTGGTAGGCATCTTACCCGATGCCTTAACAGCTGCTTCTAGCTGTTTCATTCCTGAGGCCATATCCATAGACTTGATTTCGATCTCCTCGCCGGACATCTCTTCCATCTTGCCTCCGTAGTTGTACTTTTTAGCTTTCATCGCTTCTTAGAGATTTTCTTTAGTGTAAGTGCAAGACGAGCACGTTGCCCGAGCTTTCCTTTTTCCTTTGCTGCTTCATTAAGCTTAGCAACAGGAATTTTTTTGTCCATAGCAACGCCGAGCTGCTTGTGAAGCGTGCCCGGCTTATGCTTAGCAAGTGCTTTTTGAATCCACTTGTTTTCCATCTTACTTCTTTTTACCGTACCCCATATAGCGGTACACATCTTCATTAGTGGCTCCGGCAACATTCATCTTGCCGCCGCCCTTAAACATAGACTTCTTTTCTGGAGTAGGCTTGATCTTACCCTTGAGATCTTCCATCTTAGCCTTGACAGCGTCCATCTGGACCTTAACGCCAGATGCAGCTGTCTTCTCTCCCTTCTTGATCCAGTAATCGTACTCCTTCTGGAGGTTCTTTACCTTCTCGCCCATCATACCGTAACGGAACTCCTCCTTGTTGTACTTAGGCATCTCACCAAACAGCTTCTTTCCAAGCTCGTACATCTCCTTCTTCTTAGGATCCGGAGTGATCGGGGCTTTGCCTCCCTTCTGGTAAACAGTCATCTTCGCTTTCATAACTACAAAGTTATCTATTTATAAGGTACGTACTTTGTCTTACCGCCTTCCTTGACAGCCTTCAACATCTGCTTACGGTTAGCACCCTTACGGTAGCCTACGTGTACCCAGTCAGGATTCTTATCTGTTCCGAACTCCCAGATCAGCTGGTCGAACTCCAGGTTGTTCTTAATGAAGTTAAACACATCAGCATTCGTCACACCATTACCGTGGCCATCCTGATCAAGGTCAAGCGCACGACCGTTGTTATGGTCCGACGTAGCACTGCCACCAATAGCCTTGTTCAAAGCAGCAGACCGGTACCCACTAGAGATGTAGATGGGAACACCAAAGTGCTCACGAACCTTGTCAAACACCTCATCACAGATAACCTTCAGGTTCTCGAGATGCTCAGGGGTAGGCTCATTGCTGATGCCCTTGCGCTTAGCGGTATCACTCCGTGTTACCTCAGCCAACGATACGTACTTACTTAGTTTCATACAGCAAAGATAAACACCCTAACAATAGCTGTTTTTACTAGGTACACAACGTGTACCCTTACTCATACGCAGAATAAACTCCTACTAATCTAGTAGGTATTTATATAATCACTTGTAAAACAACACTATAATACACTACTAACCACTTGACTTTCTCGTTTTTCTTCACTAACTTCGCTTAGGCTCTGAGCCTCATAAGACGTTCAGCTCTCTCAGATAACGAGAGCCTCACTAAAGCAAGGGTGGCGTCGTCTCAAAACAAAGCCACCTCAAGCGCTCTAAGACCAAAGTAACACAATCCAGGCGTAGTGCGCCCTGTTTGTTTTTTGCTGTTTTACTTCGTGACAGCAAAACTCTACGCCCAAAAGTCAACCAATAGATTTACCTTTCGTATCCGATCGTCAAGCTACAGTTTTACATCTGGGGTTAGAAAATAGTACCTAGGGGATAATATACATATTATACCGCACGCGCACGAGAACCGAAACGCATTCCGCAACCTATGCCCCCTCGTTTGCTTCGGTTTGTTTTGTAGGTTTTAGCGTTTTCTGAACTGAGTCACCCCCCTGCACAACTAAGGTGCACCCCTTCGCCGTGAGGACGTTTGAGGTTTGCCGTTTGTGGTTTTTTTTGCAAAGGTTGTTTTTTGCAGGAGGGGGGAGGCATCAATCCACCCCCTAACCTAACCACTTCACTCCACTTCTCCCCACTTATGCCCACGCCTATGCGCTATGTGCACACGTACACGCGCACGCACGTACGCGCTATGTCAATTTTTCTCGCTCGTTATCAATCAGTTACGTATTTAGTGAAACTTTTTTTAGGTAAAAATTTGCATATGTGAAAAGTCGTTCTAACCTTTGACCCGTCAACCAACAAAAAAACTTCAGACCTATGAAACTCAAGCCCCTAACGAAGTACCAAAAAGCAAAGGTGCGCGCTAACCTTCGGGAAATTTTCAATAGTGCAACGGAGGCGGACGTAGTCAACGGCGCTAAGTGGTACAAGGCTGCGCACGATATTTGCCTCCGGTACGCTGCGCAATACGATACGACGACGGAGCGGGTCGCTCAGATACTCAGCGCGCTGAGCCCTAACAATAAGTGGGAGCGCAATATTATCGACACTGAGTCGGTGCTGAAGGCTGTTCGTGCGGGCGTTCCTGCTGAGCAGGTGAAGGTTTGCACGTTCCACGCTAACAAGTTCAAGGCGTTCGCAATTGCCCGCGGTGAACTCACGATATCGGCGACGAGCCCTAAAACGTTTGCCTTTGTGCGCAATATCGGGGCGCTCGACGAGACGAAGGTGACGATTGACCTATGGCACCTGCGCGCCTGCTTCGGCGCGACGATTGAAACCGGTTTGACTCTGAAAAGGTACCGCGAACTTGAGCGCATAACTATTGACGAGGCCAAAAAAGTCGGGCTCAAGGGCTACGAATTCCAGGCCATCGTATGGGAGGCCCTGCGTAATTCGGGTAAATATTGACCGAAAATAATTTACTAACCACTTGCACAATTCAAAAACTGTTCTAACATTTGACTAACCAACCTAACAAAGACAACGCTATGAAAACTAAACGCAATTATTACTTTTTTTGGGAGCGCGACAACAAGTGCCACCTATTTGAGGAACTTGAGTGCAAAAGTCCAGACCGCACTAAGGTGTACAAAGAACTTGGCGACGCCCTTGACAAAGGACTAATCACAGGCTACGGATACACGACCGACAAAAACGACCGGCTGTTCCACTAACAACTAACCAACCTAACAAAATAGAAACTATGGAAACTCAACCCGACTTCGTCGACCTAATTATCGCCTACGAGCAAGGCGACCTCAGCGACTACCAAACGGTGAACCTGTTCGCCGAATTAGTACGGACCGGAATGGCCTGGAGTCTCCAGGGACACTACGGCCGGGCAGCCCGGGCCTTAATTGAGGCCGGCTACCTCGACCGCGAGGGCAACGTCTCACTGGCTGCGCTCGAATTAGAAGACTAACCAAAAAAACCAACGCTATGAAGACTGAACAAGGTGCCGCTAGTATTATCGTATCAATTGAAGACGGCAAACTAAAAGTAAACCACGGCACCTCGACTTGGGCTGTGCTCCACGAACGTACTGCCGACGCAGGTATCTGGGACGCAATCTGGGACACAATTAAAAACTACCAACAAAACAACTAACCGACCACTAACCAACTAAAATCTAGAAACAATGGAAACCTTCAATAAATACCTATTCGTTAGCGACCTCTAGGCTGAACTGCTCGACGCTGCAAAGTCTCAGCAACTGGACGACCTCGACGCTGTGCAGGACTGGATTCACCAATCAATTGACAACGCCTGCATTTACTACGCTGACTGCTTCGACATCATCAAGGCCCTCCACTTCACCGACTTCACCGGGTCAGACTTCGAGATAACTAACGTGAGCCAGGCCGCCTTTGCTGCGCTCTACGAGCACGTCCAGGAAAACATCGACCTCACGGAGGTAGAAGCCGAGATTGAGAAACTACAAAACCAAGACTAATATGCAACCACAACTTGACAACCTGCTGCGCTCGTACTCCAACTACCTTAATGCTGTTGGCGAATTCATCGAGGCAACCGACGACGCAACCCGTGAAAAACTAATCGCCTTCGACATCATCGAGATGCTGAGCGTTGACCTCGGGGAACAATTAGAAGAAGCCTACAAAGTGCTCAAAGAAAACAACTAACCAACCTAAAACTGACCAACGCTATGAAAATCTTCATCCTTCACGAGACCCAAAACCTCCTCGACTACAACGAACACGAAGTGTTTACCTCATATGACAAGGCGAAGTATTTCTTCGACCTAGTCAAGGGAAGACTAGAACTAGAGTATCCAGACGCTGAAGAGTACACCGACGAGGAGACTCAAGACGAGTACTACATTAACGCAGGCGACACGTCCATCCGGGTATACATAACCGAGCACGAGGTATGACAATTGACGAACATATTGAACTGCTGTTGAAGTACAGCCGGGAATACCAAGAGAAACTAGAACCACTCAGGAAGATAGACCCAGGCGTGATCGACTCAGCGCTTGAAACCCACCACAATCAAGTAGAACTTCTAAAACTAATCTTAAAACTAAAACGATGAAAAGTTTCTTCAGCCAAGTATTTACTCCGCTGCGCAAACCAAAGGTGCGCATCGAGTACCAGAACAACACCTTCGTCCTCATTGACGAGGCCGACCAAAATCTCGGGTTTGAATTCCGTAACTTCAACGAGGCGTTTCGCTTCGCTAAGACTTCGGGATACGAGTTCAGCGACAACGACTACTTCATTTAAGATGCCGTTCATCGTCTCCTACAACCCAGACTCTGAGTCGTACGACGTACTGCAAAAGAGCCCGTTCAAGTGGATGAAGTCGTTCACCTACGAGGAAGATGCCTTCAACTACGCCAAGAAATTAGAAGTACTAACCAACAAACTAAAAAAGAAATGATTGACTACAGCGACAACCCGGTAGATGCTCCGATCCAAAAGTGCTCGGAGTGTGAATACGAAATCAACCAGGACAACGACTTCTACTCCTACAACGGAGGCGGAGACATTATCTGCGACGAGTGCTACAACCAGCACTTTGAGTCCGCTGTCCGAGTGTACGAATACACTGGTCCAGGAGAGGCCGTCGGCGTTCTTGACTACGCCTATGGCCTTGACAAAACGAGGGAAGCCAACAACTACGACGAGTACGAAGGTGCTCCGGAGTGCATCAAGAGCGCAGCCTGGAATTCTACTTCTGGATGGAGGGGATACGTAGAGGTCAAGTTCAACGAAGGATACAACAGTATTGCCTCCGGATGGAGCACCGACAGGTACGACGATGTGAAATGGAAGTGGAACTTCAACGACTTCGTTGAGCAGGTTTGCGAGGGCAACCTTGAACCCCCGACCCCGGTATGGTTCGTGTTCGCCCAGACAAGTAACATCTTCTCCACCGCTACCGACATCGTCCTGCGCAAGAGAGATGAAAAGAAATTCCTCAAGTGGTTAGCCCAAGAAACTGGAATGACCCGTATGCAATTAGAAGAAGCACTTAAATAACCTTAACAACCAACACAATGACAATTCAACAGCAAATCAAAAACCTCAAGAAATCAGGCGTTAAACTTATTGATATCGCCGCTGCTACTGGCTACACCCCGGCCTACGTGTCTAAAGTTCACAAAGGAAACATAGACGCAGGCCCAAGGTTCAAGTCCGCCTTCCGTAGGAATGTACTAAAAATTACTCCACTTGAGAAAGAGAACGAGCAATTGCGTACACTTGTAGAACAATTAACCAACCAACTAAATGCAATCAAAGAAATTATCAATCAGCAAAAATAAAAGAAGGCTGACCAGTGACGAGCCAACAAAGAGTATGATACTCCGAGTTCGGTACATCAACGAGAATTTGTTTAACGACTTTGAAAACATTGAAGACGATGAAGATTGAGAGAGATGCTGTAAAGCTCGCAGACAAAATCGCCAGGGGATTTATGTCATTCTTCGGGATAGTTATATTTGCTAACGCACTACTTATGATTGGCGCTCAAATAATAAACTACCTGCTCAGATGAAAATGTCCTACGTTGACTTCACCAGCTCTACCTTCCGAATCACGTTCTGTGTTGCTGGAGAAAAGGCAGAGGTTATCATCTCACCGCTTGTCGATGACGAGTGGGTTACCACCACGATCGGAGACAACTACTACGACGTTAACCTGTGGCTGGATGACAACGTAGGCAAATCAAAGGAGGGAATCATTAAGTTTGGCGTTTACCACGTTAAGCCTGACCCGGACAACTCCTACGATGGAATGTGGATAATGGACAGCAAGGTTGCTTGCAGCAACGAATGCCCAGAATCATCCATAGAATTAATCAACTGTTAACAACTTTTAGTCAACAACAACCAAAATACTTGCAACTCTGGAATTTGAGCGCTAACTTCGCTTTGCTCCAGAGCACAAGTGAAAAACCAACTAAGCTATGAACGACTACACAAAAGCCCTCGTCGAGTTCTACGTGCACCGCATCAGCGCGATGGAGGCGGCCCTCAAAGCCGCCGAATCAGAGCGCGATGCCTTACTCAAGCAGCTGTTAGAGAAGCAAGACGCGTAAGCTACGTTAGCCCTGCAATACGGGATAACTATTTCCAACCGAAACCAAATAGAAATGAAACTAACTTTAAAAAACGGTAAGTTTTACCGAGGCTCTGAAGTTGTTGCTCCAGAGTTTGGAAATCCAGAAATGATTAAACTCTTAAAGGATGCTGAAAAAAGAGCGGAACTTGGTGAACTTGAGGGTGTATTTACCACTGAAGAGATCACTACGTATTCTGTATCTGTAAAATTCACTTGCTCTTGCGGTCATCAAAATGTAGAAGACATTGATGATACATTTGAGGATTGGGAGCCTGGAAGCGACGACCTTGATGGATACTGTGTTGAGTGCTCTAAATGTGGAGCAGACTACCTGTTAGCGGAGCACAGCGATAAGTCTTACGTAACTGGGCCGAGTGGTAAGAAAACATTTGACACTAAAAAAGTATTACTAATAAAGAACTGATGAAAACAGCAATGCAAGAATTACTGGAATGGGTTAGAGCGACCCTGCCAATGGATTTAGATACGCCAAGATTGATCGAGGAGAAGATTGAATCTTTACTTGAGAAGGAGAAGGAACAGATTATTGAAACATCTAAAAATTCTTACATCGCTGGTTATTTAGACAATCAAGCCAAGGTGGATGATTCAATGAACTTCCCAGAAGATTACTACAACGAAACCTTTAACACCAAAGAGAAATGAAAACACCAATGCAAGAGTTGATTGAAGTGCTGAAAATCCATAGAGATACGGCATACGCTAAAGTGAAAGTATACCCCGACCTTGAGGGGTATTATGATTTCAGAGGACGAGCATTTGAAGATGCTATAAGTTTTGCAGAACTACATCTTGAGAAAGAGCAACAGGTGATGTGTGAATTTGCTATTGATTATACAATGCAAGCAAAGACGGCATACGACTTTCACAGAGCAAAATTCAACAATGAGTTGTAAAGAATTACTTGACAACTGAAACCTTTAACACCAAAGAGAAATGAAGGCAACACTTGAATACGACCTACCCGATGAGCAAGATGAGTTCGAGAAGGCCGTCAACGGAGGCAAGTACGCTTACATCATTTGGGAGCTTGACCACTTCTTGAGAGCCAATACCAAGTACGCTCCTGATTCAATGCCTGATGAAGTTCACAAAGCCTACGAGAGAACAAGAGACAAATTGCATTCACTACTAACTGAAAACGATTTATCGCTATGAGAGACCAATTTATGAGGATTGCGATGGCACGCCTACGCACGCAGTATCCTTTCCGGCTCCAGCGTTTGGCTGTCGCCGCAAAGATGTGGAGCACGTACATCGAACGTAACCAATCAAAAGTTTAACAGCAAATAATTGCATATCAATAAGATTGCTGTTATATTTGTTCAATAATTAAATTCAAAACAATGTCTAACTACAAGTTTAAGACCACAAACATCAAGGGTAAAGACTACGTTGAGGTCAACCAACGTGTTCTATACTTCCGCAACGAAGCCAAGTACGAAGGCTGGTCTATCCATAACGAAATTATTGCCGTAGATTCTGAGTCGTGCATCATCAAGTGTTCAGTACTTGATAAGGAACATCGCCTGATTGCCTCAGCTCACGCCCAAGAAGATCGTACGTCTTCACACATCAACAAGACCTCATACATTGAGAACTGCGAAACGTCAGCTGTTGGTCGTGCCCTGGCTATGCTTGGTATCGGCATCGAGACTTCAATCGCATCTTCTAACGAGGTAGCAATGGCCATCGCCAAGCAAGACGCTTCGGCTTCGGTGCCTACGGCAAAGCCGAGCGTCAAGCCTCAAATCAAAGTAGACGAGATGTTTAACAAGGCTATGGATCGTATGAAGGAAGTAGGTACTAAAGAAAAGTACGACGAGATCATCTTGGCCATCGGACCTGGTTTGACGTCGGATCAGCGTAACGCACTATCGAAGCTCATTAAGAAATAATGAACGAGATAGTATTGCTTGACGGCACGTCCTGGGACTTGCCCACGCTTCTTGATGCTATGATGGACGATGACTTTTACTATGGTTATCTCTCTTCTGCTTCACTATCATCTTCTTCTGATAAGCTCCTTAACCAGAGCCCGAAGGAGTACAAAAAAATGCTGCGTGGGAGCACCCTTGAAACGTCAGCACTATCTGTTGGGAAACTAATTCACACCGCAGTCCTTGAGCCTGACAAAGTTGATACTCTTTTTGTCACCGTTGATGTTGATACTAAATCAACTAAGACGTACAAAGAGGCCAAACAAAAACTGAACAAAGGTCAGACGCTACTCACTGCAAAGGAGTACGACTCTGCAATGTATGTAGTTGACGCACTATTGCGAAACGAAGTGGTCAAGGATATGCTCAAAGGAGGAGAGTTCGAGAAACCAGCTATTGGCGACGTTTGCGGACTACCTCACCGAGCTAAGGCCGACATCCTTCACCGGGGTGTTGCCGTCTACGATCTTAAAACGACAAGCGACATTGGCGGATTTAGTTACAGCGCTCGAAAATATGGATATCCTGCACAAGTTTACATATATTCTACGCTGTTTGGCATTGACTACTGGAACTTTAAGTTCATTGTAGTCGATAAAGGTAGCAAGGACATTGGGGTCTACTCCGTCTCCGAAGCCTTCTACCTCGAGGGTAAACGTCTCGTTGAGCAAGCTGTTCGTACTTATACGGACTACTTTATCAACGGCGAGAACCTCGATCATTATGTTATTTACGGAGAACTTTAATTTAATTTCTTATGTCAGAAGGTAAAAAACCTAATTACATTGGTAACACGTACTACAACGAATACCAGGGCGAGTTCTCTGGTTACAGTGTAGTACTCTCGGCTGCTGACGCTGCTCGCGTAACGGATATGCTTGCTGAGACTGGATTTGTAAAAATCAGTGTGCGTCCTGGTCGTGAGCCCAAGAAGCCATACTCAACTCTGAACGTACACACTCCGTCTGCTAACAAAGCTGAAGGAGCTGTAGCTCAGAAAGAGACCAGCGATCTGCCGTTCTAATGTTGGAGTCATCGATTGCATACCTGCTGTCGATGGAATGGGGGAGGGACATTACTGTCCCCCCTTCATCCTCCTTCGCCGTCAAGGACGAGAAGGGCGGTGAAGACATCCGGTTCTTCGTCACGCAGGCACAATGGGAGGGCGACCACATCAAGTTCGTTCCGTTTGGAACAGACACTGAGTTCGTGGTCTTCTTCATCTGGGGTAAGGACAAGGACAACTGCGTCACTATTCCTACAGCAAGGATTCAGGACCAGATGCGTACTGGAATCATACCAGCCAAGCAAATCGCTGAAACTCTAATCCACAAAATCCGTATCGATGCCTCGTCCGATCTACTACCTTCTGGCAACGATTTCATATACCAAAGGCAAACAAAAGTATAAGAAGGAGGAATGGATCGTAACTAAGTGCGAGACACCGAGCGAGATTATGACTACCGACCACAAGACTATGGATAGCCTGATGGATAGAGTCTATGGGTCAACGTATAAAGGAGAGAAGAAGATTGTGATTGTAAAGATTAACTCAAAGAAAATCGTAGGCTATGAAGTGAGCTCAGTAAAAAAGTAGTATATTTGTCCTATGAAAAAGTGTTCTAGATGCGGTGAGATTAAGTCTCTTGATGATTTCAGCAAAAACAAAAGCGCAAAGTCTGGATTTGACTATAGCTGTAAAAAATGTCAGAGCGAATACTATAAACACAATAGAGATACCATACGTGAAAGGCAGAAAAAATATCAAAATGAAAGTAAAGAGCACATTAGGTCTTATGGCAAATCATATAGGGAACTAAATAAAAATCGCATCTCAGAATACGGAAAACGCCATAGGGAGATAAATAAAGATAAATACGTTGAGTATAGGAAGACGAGATATGAAAGCAATAAGCAGAGTGTATTGGAAAGAAACAAAGAGTACTACAACAAAAACAAGTCTAAAATAATATCAAAAGGAATAGAGCGCCAAAAGAATAAAAGAAAAACAGACCAGTTGTTCAGAATGATTTGTAATCTTAGATCAAGACTAAATAGATTTTGTAGATACGCAATGTTAGATAAGAAATTTAGAACAATGGATTCTGTTGGTCTATCTGCTGGAGAGTTTAAGGTTTATATTGAATCTTTATTTACTGAACAAATGAGCTGGGATAATTACGGATATGGTAATGGCAAGTGGGTTATTGATCACATTAAACCACTATGTACAGCGAAAACAGAAGACGATGTATATGTCCTTAATCACTATACCAACTTGCGACCTATGTGGTGGAAAAGTAATTTGTTAAAGGGAGGAAAATTAGAAGAAAACTATGAATCAAGACAACAGTAAAGGACCCGGAAGCGATATGAAGTTCGTGTTCTGGGACGACATCGGCGACAGCCAAGAGCACGTAGACCATCAAGTAAAGGCTACGCCCTGCTCAAATCACGCTGCTCAACAAGATGAAGATGAGAAAGCTCAAGACCTTCGTTGGCGAGCAATTATGCAGAACGGAAACGAAGGAACGCACTATCCTGAGTATCAAGACTATATGGACGACTCAGACGATGAGTAGCTTATTCGATGATCACGTGGTGGTGGATGCTCATATTGGAGCATCCTCCAACACTACAGCTGGACAGGTTACTAAAGCTGTTCATAGGCTGGATGGTTGAGCAAGAGGCGGTGAGTAATGCAAGCAAGGCAATCAGAAGTTTCTTCATCGTATGTTAATTTAATGTTAAATGTACAAAATCTATTTAATATGAGCAAGGACGCTATCCACAAACGAGGTAAGCAATTCTGCTTACACTGCGACAAGGAAACTATGCACACACCAAAGCTTGGCCTTGTGATGCAGGGCAAGCGTCTGTGTGAGCAGTGTCGTACGTCTAACGATTTCAATACTGAAGAATGAAACGACTTACAAGAGAACAAAAGAAAGAGAAGGCAATCGTTGACTTAATCAACCAGATGTTTGTTATTGCCGGACACGACGTTACCTACGAAGACATTCGTGGCGTAGACAAGTGGTTTCAGAAGTACACTATGACCACTGAGCAGGGAGAAGAGTTTACAGAGTGGGGTAAGCAATACCTTATGCGTGAACTCAAGATGCGAGCAGCCTATGCCGAGCAGGAGATGCGCTGGTTCAATGTAATGTGGGGGCTGAAGTATTCAGACTGGGATAAATCAAATGAGTCAAATCAGAATATCAAATAGGACGATTGTAAGTTCCACAATTACAGACGCTTATGGTCGTTAATTATGGAGAAAGAAATCAAACATATGATACATTTATAT